TCTACGTTAATGTCTGGGTCGCCACCAGTTGGTACTTCTACGCAACCAAACTCAAGAAGAATAGGAATACCATTAACTTCTTTCGTCAGCTCTGCAATGTAAGCGTTTGCATCCGTGCCATTACCAATAATTCTATCACCCGTTGCAGAACCATCAAAGCCGCCATGAAGGTCAATAAGAATGGAGGTTACAATAGTGCCGCCAACCTTATTCACAAAAGTGTTAATAGAAGCATCTGGAATACCAGATCCATGAGTATTAGGAGTGATGCCAAAGATAGTAGCACCAGTATCCAAACTAGCGTTGTTCGCTCCAGCAGCCGTAGCTGTTCCTGAAAAACCGTTTGTATCAACAACATTGTTGATTCCAGAAGTTGCAACAGTTTGTAGCTCAAATTGCTTCTGCGTTACAGTTCCAGTAGTAGCATTTGTTGTAATTTGTTGAAAACCGTTTTGTGAACGGACGGGACCGTTAAAGGTAGTAGTCGCCATTTCATATCTCCTTACGAAAGATCGGCCCTAGAGTCTTCGTAAGCGTCTGCTGGGACAGTCGCTAGGGCTATAATTCCCAGAAATAAGTTGGGGGAGAGTCTCCTCTCCCCCTTAGTCTTACGCGCCTTTAGATCCATACACGCAACGAGGATCAGAGTAACCGTAGCTATAACGCTCACGGGCTTTGAACCGTACATTACCTGTATCAAAGTCGCCCTCCATCTTTGTAGACATTGGCATACGCTCAAAGTGAACGAAGCCACGAGGAGCATCCGTCTTAATGAAGAATGCGTCAGTGTCTGTAAGATAGTGGTTAACGGTGTATCCCTGCGGAAGCATACCCATGTTACGCATTGCGTTAACATCGTTATCCGCAGAACCTGGACGAAGAGTGGACTCAAGAAGACGATCCGCCACAAACTGAAGTGCGGGAGGAACAATCAACTTCTGACCACGAACCGAAACTTTAAGTCCACGCTCATCGACAAAAGCTGCAATGTCAATAAGAGCATTCTCAAGGCTGGTCTCGTTCAAATCAGCATCTGTGCTGGGTTCGTTACTAAGAGAACCGTTATTTACAAGAGGATGGTCTGTAGCACAAAGCTCCTTACCATCACCACCTGCAAAAGTGCTATCAAAAGCGTTGTTCAAAGTAGCTGCGCCTTTCACCTGCTTGGTGTTAGCCATACTACGAGCCAAAGCTTTTGTGTAGCGAGAAGCAAGACGATCATAAAGATTATCTTCAATCGCTTCTTCCGTAATGGAGAAAGCAAGTGCGATAGTCTCATGTGTGTATCTTGCAGTGTACGCTTCTTGTGCATCGTCAAAAGATACAGCGGAACCTTCACCCTTAACAGGTGCAGATCCAAAACCAGAAAGCATCACTTCTTCTTCGAAGGCTCTTTCTGAGGATTCTGTATCATAAATCTCAGATGACTCATCGTCATATCTAGCATACTCAAGGCCGAAAAGGGCATTGAGGCCAGGTTCTAGCTCTTTTGCTAGTTGGGCTCTACTGATAGCCATTTTTCATTCCTCCTATACGCCAGTGGTTGAAGGTGTACCCGAAGCAATGGACCCAGTAGGTGCATTAAACGAGTTATTCAACCTAACAATTACGCCAACGCCAGCGGCTGCAAAATCCTCGTTCTCAGGATCTTCCTGCCAACCCATGACACGAAGTGCCAACGAATTGGTAGTTGCCAGCGTACTAACAGCCAGACGACCCAAAGAAACGCCGGTAGCGTCAGTTCCCGTGATGCCCGTAGAAAGATTCGCGTTCAGGAAGACACTTGCACGAGCATTTGCCTTACTTGTCAGAGACGCATCAGATGCAATTAAATACAACTGATCTGGGTCATCGTTGATAAAGGCCTTTACGGGGTGGTTACTATCCGCTCCAGATCCAGGCCAGAAGTTACTAAACGTAGGTTTTCCAGTGACACTAGAAACATACTCACATCCTTGAAATACGCCTAGATGACTGACTGTACCACCAGCAGCGTTAGCCGTGTGGTCGATAAACCCTGAAGCAAGAGGAATAACCAATTGCCCATGGTAAATTTTGTCAGTGTTACCGTTAGCGATTTCGTATGGAGTATATCCCGTAAGGCCAGTGGAATTTGTGCCTCCACCCAATTTACTTATGGGGCGTAGGCCAAAGCTTCCATTACTATTAGCCATTTATTTTCTCCTAGTCCTCATTTTGAGGACCTCCAAAAGTTACACGAGACTGCCTATCGGGATTATTGATAGGCATTGCCGGATGCTGTTCACGAGCTAAATCGTTATCAACAGCGGCCATTTGATTGAGAGTCATGTTGCGAAAGTGAGCATCACGTTCCTCAACAATCTCCAGAGGAATTCTTGCAAGCAATAATCCACCTACGCCTATAACACCAGCATGTTTACCATCTTCGACAGTAGGGGCCTCAAAGTCAGGATATTCATCACCACGTACCAGTTCCCATCCCTCTCGAGATCGTGCTGCTACGTTTTTACGGTCATCAAAACCCATTACTTCAGACCTGATCCATCGATGTTTGTAACCATCTGGAGCGGGTGGTGCGTCCAACATGGACGGGGGCTTCCAAGGTCCTTTGCGTACTTGCCTTGTACGGGTTTGGTTGGCTCTCGGCGTTCTTGTAGACTTTTGGCGAGTTGTGTTCTCAGTATCCATGATTAATCCCTCACATATTTGGCGTATTCTTCAAGCGGTACATTTAACCTCTTTGCAATAGCAACTTGAGAAGGCGTTAATCGCACAGTTTTTCGTCCACTTCTATTGCGGGATGCGGAAGCTTCGGCTGACGCAACCTTTCGGCTTCCCCCGGTGCTTTTAGACTTAGCATCGAACTTATGTGGAAATTCGATCTTTAGTCTGCTGTCAAGTTCAGCATAGTAGTCATCAGACTGAGGGTCAAACCCCTCTTCTTCCACAAGTCTTCTATGAATACCAAAAGCACCATATGTCATAACTTCGTCTTGTCCAAACCAGTTATTGCTCTTTGCCCACGCTTCTGCCTTTGGATCTGGTTGTGCGGGAGGAGCGGGAGGAACAGCAGCAGCGGGAGCAGTTTGAACTACTTCAGCTTCTTCAGGCTTCTCGGCTTTAATAGACCTTAAAGTTCCTTTTTCAACACTAAGATTAGCCAAAGCTTCTTGAGCTTCAACAATTTTATCGACATCCCCTACTTCATGAGCTTGCCTTAAAACATCTTTTGCTGAAGTAATTTGGTTTGTAACTCTGGACTCAAATTGTTCTTGATAACCCTTATCCAGAGAATCTATACGCTTTTTAAGGTTTTCATTTTCCTTGCGTACATTCTCAGCATACTCAACGGCTGATTGTTTCTGTCGTTCTTCTTCACGAAAACGCTTGGTTAGATTATTTATTCTGCCTTTTACGCCAGAACTATATTCGTCAAGCTCGTCTTCAGAAGCTCCTTCGGCAGATACCTCAGTAACTTCAGTATCACCTTTCTCTGAGTCGTCCGAAAGGTTTACATCTACTGATTCTTCCTCAGTATCGCCAATATCAATTTTAGTTTCTTCAGGCATGGTCTATCTCCATGATTAAATTCTTCTTTCTATATATGCTTAATGTCATCAGGTTCGAGGATTGTAGCAATTACCTCATCATCATTAATGATGCGTACTTCACCGCCCTCAATTTTAAATCGGGATCCGGCATAACGGCCAATACAAACCCAATCACCTTCAGAACACCAAGGTTGCCCGTCTGGGCCGAATTTACTGTCATCTTGATATGCAAGAGGTCCAATCTTCAATACATACGCAACTACAGTAGCGAGTGCTTCCCTGTCACGAATAGCGTCAGGAATGTGTACTCCACCCTCCGTGGTAGCTTTACCCATATAGGGCATAACAAGAAGTCTCCAGCCAGTAGGCTGGGGCAATCTTTCTTTAAGATTTTTAGAAACTAAAGACGGATCTAGGACTTTTTCATTCTTGTTTACGTAAGGTGTGTTTAGTACTTTCTCTTTCTTCTTTTTTTGCGAATCCAGAACATGATCTGGAACGAGTAATGTTTTAGTCATTCTTCCTCCGTGGATTGCAGGAGATCTGTGATCTCCCGTTCTGCGAACTCTAATCCTCTTAATTCTCCGACCAATTGCCTGTAAGACTCCATGTCTTTAGGATTGCCGTGAAGGATAGCGTCCTGTGTTAATTCTATGCGACCTCTTATAGCCTTTAATAAAGAATAAGCAAAGGTCGTTGGGTCAGCCATTAAAAAGANCCCTTAAAGTTCTTACCNGCAATAGCTCCGCCCTTTGAATACTTAATAGGACCACGAGCTTCCTCAGTCATGCCACCTNGCATGTAGCCGAGTTCGTCCGTAATCATGCCGCCCATGTTTTTCTGTTGAGGTTGAGGTCCATAGTTATATGCATGATATATCTTACGTATCTTAGACTTATCTCCTCCAGAAGCTTTTTTTCGTTTGTCGTATTCAGCAAGTAAAGAGGCCGCTTCAGAATCTGTGCGAGGCACAACGCCTTTTGAATAATCTCCTTGTCTGTTTGCCTCACGAATTGCATCCCTATTTTGCAGTTGTTTAGCAAGGTCATTATCTGAAAGAGATTCTATACGTTTTTGTCTCTTTTCAAAAACACTAAGGCCTTTAACAGGGTCAGCCATTAAAAAGACCCCTTAAAGTTCTTACCAGCAATAGCTCCGCCCTTTGAATACTTAATAGGACCACGAGCTTCCTCAGTCATGCCACCTCGCATGTAGCCGAGTTCGTCCGTCATCATGCCGCCCATGTT